GACTATGTGAAGAAGTCCATCGAAGCAAAGTATGGCAAGGGTGCCATCATGGATACTTCTAAGAAGAAGAATGAAGAGACTGACCTGGAAGAAGGTAAGAAAGGTCTCTGGGATAACATTCATGCCAAGCGTAAGCGTGGTGAGAAACCTGCCAAGCCTGGTGACAAGGACTATCCTAAGACTCTCAATGTGGAAGGTCTTGCTCCTGGTGACGTGGACCAGAAAGTTGGTGCTGTCACTGCTATCCCTAAGAAAGAGCAGGATGCTGCTAGAGAGCGTATCAAGGCAAAGACTGCTGCTAAGCGTGCTGCCAGACTGAAGGAAACTGTATGGGATCAGGTTGACATCTTTGAAGAGATGAATGACTGGGAGATCTCACTCCTCAATGATACTATGATTGAAGATATTATTACTGATGTCTTCATCGAAGAATTACAAGAAGGTAGAGATATTGATAGCGTCACAGATATGCTCTGTGAGTCTGTTGATTACTCTCTTAATCTCTTGACAGAAGTATCAGATAAGTATTATGATAGTGCTGTTGCATCTTCTAAAGCAGCAAGCAGGACTCCTGAAGTAAAAGCAGCAAACCGTAGAGCAAAACTCGATAAGGTTAAGAGTGCTGCTAAGAAAGTGGGGTCTGCACTGAAGTCTGGTCTTAAGACTGGCGCTAAACTGGCACGCAAAGGTGCCGTTAAGGGTGCTGAAGTTGCTGGTAAGGCAGCAGGTCACGCGAAAAATCTCGCGAGCGACATGAAGAGTGCCGCTAAGAAAGGTTACCAGTCCACTCAAAAGGACTCATCTTCTAGCGACTCTGAGACTACTCCCTCTAACCCCACTAGATCATCTTCCGATTCATCCTCGTCTTCTGATTCTTCCTCTTCCTCTAGCGAGTCCAAGCCTAAGAAGCCTGGTCTGCTTAGCAGAATTGGTAGCAAACTGAAGCGTGGTATCAAGAAGGCAGTTGGATCTGGTGCAAGAGCTCTCTCCCGTGGCGCACGCAACGTTGCACGCCGTCTGGGTGAAGAGACTATCACTGAGCGTGGTGACTTCTGGCATCCCGATCCTGATCAGGATCGTAAACTGGGTGGTCCTGGTGCTAACCAGCGTGCTCGTGAAGATCGTGCTGCAGCATCTAAACCCGCTGCTAAGAAGGAAGATCCTAAGAAACTGAAGAAGGGTGAGTCCTACATGGACTACGCCAAGCGTCAGAAGGGTTACACTCCACCTAAGAAGAAAGAAGGTCTGCGTGATAAGATCAAGCGCAAGCTTGGTATGAAGAGAGAAGAAGTAACTACAATGTCATTCAGTGCATTCCTTGCAGAAGGTAATCGTACTGGTCGTATGATGCAAAAGTCCAAGACTCAGGTCACTGGACACATCTCTGCTGACAGGGGGTCCGACGAAAAAAAGAATCGTGAGGGGCGTAAAAACCTCGAAAAGGATCTAAAGAAGCATGGCATCGGACACAAGAAAGGTGTCGGTGAGTACAAGTATGACAGTGGAGAAACTGGTCGAGAAGTTTCTTATCAGACCTCAAAACCTGATAAGATGTCGAAACGCCGTTTCGGAAAGGTTATGCGTCGCATGGGACGCAAACACGGGCAAGAATCCGTGATCACCAAAGACAAAGACAAACCTGCAAAGTTGCACTATACTGAAAAGGGTAGTAAAGCAAAGTCTGACTCCATCGGAAAGACTAAAGCAGGTAAGCATCCTGAAGGCTATGGTGAAACTTCTGGCACAAAAGTCAGAGGTGGTAAACTTCCTAAGAAAACTAACAAATCATCTTATCATTATGGCTGAAAATAGAAAGTGCCAATACTGTGGCATCACTGTGCCCCTCGGGCATCAACGTCCTAAGACGTGGTTAGAAAAGCACGAGTTAAATTGTGCCAGAAACCCTAAGAATAAAGAAGAATGAAATCCTTTTCCCAATTCGTAGCAGAGCAAGACAACGTAGATGAAGGCGTTGGTCTAGCAGTCGCGAGAGCGATTGACAAGACTAATCCCCCGCTGGGTAGACCATCTCGACGCAGGGATGTTTCCCATGCTCTGAAGATGAGGGAGGTGCTGAAAGGTGCCAAGAAGAGAAAGGATGACAAGAAAAAATCTCCTGTTAATTTCTTACAGGACAAAGAATCAACCAATGAAGACTGGCAGAAAAAGTCAGGCAAAAATCCTGAGGGAGGACTTAATGAAAAAGGGCGGAAGTCGTATGAGCGTGAAAACCCAGGAAGCGATCTTAAGAGACCTTCAAAGAAAGCTGGGAACCCTCGTAGAGCGAGCTTTTGTGCGAGGATGAAAGGGATGAAGCGTAAGCTTACATCCAAAAAGACTGCTAGCGATCCTGATAGCAGGATCAACAAATCACTTAGAGCTTGGAATTGTTGAGGATCTAGATTATGTCAAACGATAAAGAGTTTTCTGACTTTAAGTTAGAGAGGAAAGAGTGTGAGAAATGTGGTGCAACTTGGATTAACGGACAGCATGTCTGGAGAGGCACAGGTGCTCAGACAAAGGATAGTGAGTTAGATCTTGCTGGTTTGGTCTGCAATAAACTTGGCAATCATCAGTGCATCAATCCTAAGAAAGGACAGGATGGTGGACAGACTTGGGAGTATCGTGCTGGGTATATTGATGGTCTGATTAGAGGTAAAACAGACACCATGAAAGAGTTAGGAAAGCTTGACAATCCATAGTATTACTACCTAAAAACCTAGCTATATAAGGCAGTTAGTAACAAGGTATGAAGTTTCTAATTGCTTTTTTCGCTTCAATTTTTCTCGCTGCTCCAGCGTTTGCCGTCGATGTCCAAATGGGATACGACGGTAATCTTGTATTTGAGCCTGCTGAAGTCACAATCTCCGCTGGAGAATCAGTCCATTTCGTCAACAACATGTTGCCACCACACAACGTTATTGTAGAGGATCATGATGAGTTAGGTCATGAAGCCCTTGCAATGATGCCTGGTGAGGAGTTTGATGTTGCATTTCCTGAAGCAGGGGTGTATACTTATTGGTGCGGTCCCCATAAAGGGGCTGGTATGATAGGCACTGTAACCGTTGAATAATGAAAATCTTTTTAGATACTGCTGATGTCTCTGAAATTAAGAAGGCATACAGCACAGGTTTGATTGATGGAGTAACAACAAATCCGACACTGATTTTGAGATCGGGGGATACACTTTATAATGTAGCATCAAGACTACTTAAAGAATGTCCAAACTTTATCAGCGTCTCCACGGAGGTGGTTGCAGAGACAGCTGACGAAATGATTGAGCAAGCAAAAACTTATTTTCCACTAGGTGAAGCAGTTACAATCAAAGTCCCTTGCACTGTTGAGGGACTGAAAGCATGTAAGATCCTTTCGGATCAAGGTGTGAAGGTTAATGTAACTCTCATCTTCTCAGTGGCACAAGCACTGTTGGCAGCAAAGGCAGGGGCAGCATATGTCTCTCCCTTTGTCGGTCGTTGCAACGACAACTCATTCAGTGGTATTGAGTTGGTCCGTGCAATCGCTAATGCATTCAGCGTGCAGATGATGACCACTGAAATCCTCGCAGCATCGTTGCGAGATGTCCATCACGTTTCTCGCTGCTACACATATGGTGCTAGTGTCGTGACTATGCCACCCAAGGTATTCTGGAAAATGTATGACCATGTGTTGACGAGAGAGGGACTTGACCTCTTCCAACAAGACTGGGAATCCGCAAATGAAACAGTTTAATGTTTGGGTTTTAGATGTTACTGTGGCAATCCTTGACTTCCTGTATAGGGGTCGAGACTATCCACGCTTTTGGGTGCTAGAGGAAATCGCTCGCGCACCCTATTTTGCTTTCTTAAGCGTGTTACATTTTCGTGAAAGTATGGGACTCAGAGGACCTGAGCATCTATATTTGATGAAAGAGCACTTCGATCAATCGATCAATGAAACAGAGCATCTTGAATATATGGAAAGCAGGGGCGGTAATGCTTATTATGTCGATCGCTTTGTCGCCAAGCACCTCGTCCTTATCTATTATTGGGTCAATGTGGTTTATTACTGGTTGGCTCCTCGTACTGCATACCATTTGTCTTACGAAGTAGAGATCCATGCTGCTACAACATACGCTAAGTATCTGGCAGACAACGGTCCCGACGAAAAGATCCTTGAGATCTTGAATGATGAATTACAACACTCTCGCGAATTACAATTAGCAATGGAGAAAATTAAATGAAAGTTGGTTTGATTGGTCTCGGTCGTATGGGCGAGGGTATGTCTCGTCGCATGATGGCAGCAGGTCATGAAGTCTGGGGCTATCGTCGTAACCTAAAGAAAGCAGAAGAGGCATACGAAAAGGGGTATGTCACTGGTATTGCTTATGGACTACAACAACTGTCTGAGGTAATCCATAGAGGGACTTCCATTTATGGAGAGAAGTCTGGTGAAACTGTTTATAAACCAGCAGTTTTCATGATGGTTATTCCAGCAGAATTAGTCGAGGACACACTCAATGAGTTACTACAGTTTTGTAACGAGGGAGATATTATTATTGATCATGGCAATAGTAATTTTAAGGATAGCAGGAGGAGGGCAGAGCGTCTTTCTAAACTGGGTATCCAATACATTGACTGTGGCACTAGCGGTGGTGTTTACGGTTTGGAGCGTGGATACTGTCTTATGGTTGGTGGTACAGATACTGCAGTATCCGTCTGCTCTCCACTCTTTAACGCACTCGCACCAGGAATTGCTGCTGCCCCACGCACCCGCGATGGCGACTACGTTAGGCAGTCTGAATTCGGGTGGTTGAGATGTGGTGGTCCTGGCGCAGGACACTTCACTAAGATGGTCCACAATGGAGTCGAATATGGAATCATGCAAGCCTACGCCGAAGGCTTTAATATCCTGCATGAAGCTAATGCTGGGTCAGATTACGTTAAAGAGGGCGATGCTGAGGTGGCTCCGATGGAGAATCCGAAAGATTATTGTTACGATATTAACGTTGCTGAGGTCGCTGAGCTATGGCGTCGTGGTAGTGTTGTTGGGTCTTGGTTACTTGACCTTACCGCTGATGTACTTAGTCGCGATAGAGAGCTTAGCAAATTTGATGGCGGAGTATCAGACTCTGGTGAGGGTCGTTGGACTGTCCACGCTGCTGTGGATCTTGGGGTACCCGCTCCTGTTATTAGCAGTGCGCTATACTCACGATTTGAATCAAGGAGACTCGGACAATTTGCAAACAAAATCTTAAACGGAATGCGTGCTATGTTTGGTGGTCATGACGTTCGCTGATGTCTTACTTTGGGCAGCAATACCCTTTGTATGTGCCACCATCACATTTGGACGACTTAAAGGTGAAAACAATTACTACGAATCAAAAAATTATGATGGAAACGGCACCGCTCACTAGAGGTATAGTTATCTTCGGAGCAACTGGAGATCTATGCAAGAAAAAACTTATCCCCGCATTATACAAACTCTGGCAGAAGGAATTGCTGCCAGAGAATTTTCTTATTACTGGAAGTGCTAGGAGAGAACCCACTGTACAGCAGTGGAAAGAATCTCTTGGAGAATATCCAGATGATTTTTTACAGAATTTAGATTATCAATGTGCCGATCTGGAGAATGTAGAGAGTCTTAGGAATCTCCCATCTTATATTGATGACATGACATATTTTCTCTCGGTCCCACCTGAGAGATATGCATCAGCAATTCAGAATCTTAAGGAGGCAGGTTGTTTAGATGACCCAGAAAGATCCCGTGTGGTTATTGAAAAACCCTTTGGGCACGATTATAAATCTGCTCATAATCTACAGTCAGTGGTGGAGCGACATCTACGCGAAAAACAAGTCTATCGCATTGACCATTATCTCGGTAAAGATACTGTTAATAATATCATTACCACTCGTTTTGGTAATGCTCTACTTGAGCCAATTTGGAATAGGCAATACATAGATGAGATTCAGATCTTTGCTACTGAGACCATTGGTTGCGAAGGTAGATCTCAATACTATGAGACTGCTGGTGCAGTCCGTGACATGCTGCAAAACCATGTGTTGCAAGTCTTGTCACTCATCGCTATGGAAGCACCTTGCAAGTCAAATGCAAGGGAACTAAGACGTGAGAAGACAAAACTTCTTGCTGCAACTAGACTAGGCACTGATCTCATACTGGGGCAATATGAATCCTATCGTTCTGAAGACGGCGTTGGTGCTGGGAGTAACACTCCTACCTATTTTGCTGGTACTTTATACATTGATAACTGGCGTTGGGAGGGAGTACCTTTTCGCGTCATGACAGGCAAGAAACTGCCCTACCAATGCGTAGAGGTGGTTGTTAAAATGAAGACACCTATCATTCCCTTGTATGAGGGAGAGACTGGTGACCGTATTGTTATACGTCTTCAACCAAATCCACACCTAGATATTAGGATGGACATGAAAGCGCCTGGACTTAACGACGATGTTGAGATGGCTACGCTATCATATGATTATCCCCAGGAAAGAGCGATTGATGGATACGAGAAACTTCTCTATGATGCTATCGAGGGAGATCAATCCCACTTCGTCCACGCTGAGGAAGTGATGGAATCATGGAGAATCGTTGACAATCTTCTTTGCACTGGAGATTCATGCCCAGTCCGCACAGTACCTTACATCTATACTGGTGGTTGGGGTCCATGGCACAAAACACAACTTATCACTGATTGGGATTATCCAGAATGAGAAACGAAATTCTTACTGCTCTTAGGACAGACGCTGAGGGCAACATTCAAAAAGCAAGACTCAACATTGAGATCTATCTAAAAAATCCTGTAGGTATCGGTG